CATCAGCGCAAACGGGGATAATGGATTATGGATTAGTAGTATCTGCAACGGGTGATGTAAACGGGGCAGTAGGAGATTTAGTAGGAGTTCACTATACGGCAAGTGCCGAAATTGTAGCATAAGAAATGGCAATAGAAGAAGCAATAAATATAAAGATAAATGCCGATGCAGGAGCAAAGAGTTTATCGGAGTTAAAGAAAGAGTTTAAAGAAACCCAAAAGACTTTAGAGGGGCTTACACAAGGTTCTAAAGAATACATCGCTACGCTCCAAAAGTTAGGAGGGATAAAGGATGACATAGGTGATTTAAACACTACTATTAAAGCATTTAATCCCGAAGGAAAGATACAAGCCTTTGGAACTGCTATTGGTGGTGTTGCTAGTGGATTTCAAGCAGCACAAGGGGCAGCAGCTTTATTCGGTCAAGAAGGCGAAGCGTTACAAAAAACACTTTTAAAAGTTCAGGCAGCAAGTGCATTAGCTGATGGAATTAAAGGGGTTGTAGGTATGGGTGATGCTTTCAAAGTATTGGGAGCAATCGTAAAAGCTAATCCTATCTTTTTAATCATTGGTGTAATCACAGCAATAACAGGGGCATTATTTGCTCTTAAAGAAAAGGTAAGTTTTATCGGAGATGCGTTTGAAGCTGTTGGGGAAGTTATCGGATATGTAATTGACAAGGGCAAAGAGTTCTTAGATTGGATAGGGGTTACTTCGTTTGCTTTGGATGATATGCGTGATAGCATCCAAAAGAATAACGAGTTGATTCGTGAGAGTATGACTTCTCGTTACGACACTGAGATTCGTTTAGCAAAGGCAGCGGGTGAGAATACAATGGAGTTGGAGTTGGCTAAACAAAAAGCTATCAAAGAAACAACACAAGCTCAAATAGATTCTTTAAAACGTAAAGAGGAATTAAACGAGGACGAGAAAAAGAAGCTAAAAGAGTTACAGCAAATGAATTTAGATGCTGTATTGACTACCGTTGAAATATACGGACAGGCAAGAATGGCTCGTGAGAAACAACAAGAAGAAGAAACAAAGAAGTATCAAGATGAATTAAGAAAACGTACTGAAGCATTTAAACAAGCGCAATTAGAAGCTGATAAAATTAATGCTGAAGCGGATGCGTATGACTTAGCTAAAGCAGAAAAAAAGAAAGCAGACCAACAAGCTGGACTTGATGCATGGGAGGCGATGAATATTGAAACCGATGCTAGTATCAGGGCGATGCAAGTTCAAAGGAGTAAAGACGATGAGGCTGAATTAGAAAATAAAAAACAACTTCAACAACAATCATTTGAGAGTACTAAGCAATTAGTTTTAGCTACACAGGCAATAACAGACCTTGTGTTTCAACATCAACTTAACCAAGCACAAGGAAACGCAAAGAAAGAGAGAGAGATAAAGAAGAAACAATTTAGAGTTAATAAGGCTTTCGGAATTGTGAACTCTATTATTGACGGGGTTGGTGCTGTACAAAAAGCATTAAACAATCCGTACCCATTAAACTTAATCTTAGCGATTGCTTCGGGTATTATGGCGACAGCGAACACAGTAAAGATTGCTACAACTAAATTTGATGATGGTGGTGGTGGTGCAGGTGGTGGCTCGTCTGCATTAGGTGGCTCTTTAGGTTCGGCAGGTGGTGGAGTAGCTTTGTCCCCTCCTTCAACTGGTAGCACACAATTAAATCCTGATGGAAGTGTAAAGAATGCTAATCTAAATAACCAACCAGTAAAAGCATTTGTAACAGAAACGGATATAACAAAGTCACAAAAAAGAGTAAACACAATTGAAGAAAGGTCTAAGTTGTAATAAAAAAAGGGGGCTATTAATGCCCCCTATAACCTACTAAGCATACGGATTACTCTAAGGATTGTCCTAACAGCATTCAGTTTTTGGTGTTGTCATAACTATATCGTCATATAGCCTTACGTCACATTTTGCACCAAATATCTATCTCATCATTTCTCGTCTACCTATTTCTTTATAGGTTTCTTCAACACTAGAAGTATTCCCTTCGTCATATCCTTCTTTATCATCATCTTTCCAATCTTGAGTAGTCTTAATAGAGAACTCAGATACAGCCTTCACAAACGCTAAAAATTCAATTCTGTCAGTAAATGAATCTTCTTCATTGCTAATATACTTATTCTTTATGCCATCAAATGTGTCTTGTAGATAGTTTTGAATGGCTCTTAATGGTTGCCCATCTTGTAAGATGGTTTTTGCTAGTTCGTTCATAGTTTTAAGTTTTAATTAGTTAGGATGCGAAGATACAATAAAATTGCACACAAAACAAATTATTTACATATATTAATATGGATAAGAGCCTACCGATTTATAAAATGGTTATCGACCCCGATAAAGAAGATAGCGGAGTTGATTTTATAGCCTTAGTTGATGCACCTGCAATACAAGTTAATTGGTTTGCATTTGATAATCATGTTAGATTTAAAGCAGACGTAGAGCGTAAAATTATCGTTTCTCCTGCTATGATTCCTGACCTACCTATTTACAGACGTACCGAAAAGATGGGAGAGTTCTATGTTGTTTTTGACAAAGAGCAGATTAATCTTATGCAAGAAAAGTTTATGGAGAAATCATTTCTACATAACATAAATGAGATGCACGATGGGACTAAAGTACTGGATGGTATTATAATGAAAAATAGTTGGGTGTCCGATGAACAGATGGGAATTAAAGCACCTGAGATGTTTAGCGACTTACCCGATGGTACATGGTTTATATCTTACAAATTTAAGGACGATGCAATGTGGCAACGCTTTGTAAAGGATGGAGAATTTAAAGGAGTATCAGTAGAGGGGATGTTTGATTTAGTCCCTTATGATCAAACTTTTGAATCTCAATTTGAGGAGTTCTTAAATAAGATTGCACACTAATATAATTAATTACATATATAATAAAAGACTATTCTAATGAAATTCGAAAACGAGAAAGTACAATTAGCATACGATAAGATGGTAGCGTTCTTTAATACGCAAAAACCAGTTGAAGAAATCGTTACTACTGAACAGAAATTTACCGATGCAAAATTGCAGACAGGTGAGATTATCCAATACGATGCTCCTGAGTTATCTCAAGGTGTTGTTGTTAATCTTGTAACTCCTGAAGGGATTTTACCTATTCCTGATGGTGAGTATCTTTTAGAAGATGGTTCTAAGTTAGTAACGAGTGGCGGTTTGGTTGCTGAATATGTAAAGGTAGAAGAATCACCCGAAGGCGAAGTAGTTGAACCTACAACACCTGCAACACCACAAGCAGGAGCAATGGAACAACCATCAGCACCAAAGCGAGTAATTAAATCACAAGTAGAAGAACACGTTTTTCATTTGGAACTTGAGGGATTCGAGCCTATTAAAGTAGACTTTAGTTCTTTGATTGCACCACTTGTAAAAGAGAATAAAGAATTGAAAGAAACATTAAAAGAAACTTTTGAAGCGGTAAAAGAGTTAGGCAATGAGCCTTCTGTAAAGCCTACTGAAAAAGTGAAGCTATTTGCTACTAAGCAAGATAGAGCAGAAATAAAAGAAGCATTTAAAAAATTAACTAAATAAATATATAAACTATGTCAAGTTACACAGTAAGTTCGTTACCAGAGTATATCGAACAAAACAAATCGGAACTATTACACGCTTCCATTGTAGGAGCGCAAACGCTTACATACCCTATTGATATTATCACAGGTGTAAAGCACAAACAAACAATTAATTTTACATCTATTACTGCGCCCTTTCAGGCAGGTGGCAGTTGCGCCTACAACGCATCAGGTGATACAACTTTCACTCAATCAACTATCACGGTTGCAGATGTAAAAGTAGAAAACGAATTTTGTCCTAAAATCCTAGAAGACAAATACACTCAAAAGTATTTGAAGCCTGGAGTTAAACAAGATGCAATGCCATTAGAACAATACATCACAGGTATTGTAAACGAAACTATTGCATCTCAAATGGAACAAGCTATTTGGCAAGGTAATACGGCTTTCACTTTCTCTACGAACTTGAAACAATTTGATGGTTTGATTAAAGCTATTGATGCAGCATCTCCAACTTTTGCAACAGCAACAGCAGACGTAACAGTTTCAAACATTATCAGTATCTTACAAGATATGTACACGATTGCACCTGCAAACATTTTATCTAAGGACTTAGTTTTCCTTATGGGTAAAGATGTATTCCGTTTGTTAGTAAATGCTTTAGGTAATGCAAACTTGTATCACGTACCAGTTAATACTACTTTAGGTACTTGGGAGATTAACTTCCCTTACTTCAATATCAAAGTAATTGGACTTGATGGATTGAGTAACATCACAAACACAACTGCAACTTACAAGGATAGAATCTTCTTAACATATTGGGATAACTTGTATTTCGCAACTGACTTACAAAACGATTCAGAAAACTACGAAATGTGGTACTCACAAGATGACAGAGTATTCAAGATGTCTGTTGAGTGGAAAGCAGGAGCAGGAGTAAAATTCGGTTCGGAAGTAGTATCTTACAAAAATTCTTAATAATCGGAGGGGTGTAAAAAGCCCCTCCTTAATAACTTATACAAATGGCTTTATCGGATTGTATTATAATTAACGGGAATGAATTTGATTGTGCCGATGCTGTTGGTGGGGTTGCTGAAATCTATATTACAGAGTTCGCAAACGTGCCACAAGCAAACATCACAGCGAGTTCAGGAACTATTACTGCTATGACTTGTTCTAGTGGTAAGAAGTTTTGGACGTTCCAAGTTGAGAAGGAAAACGCTCAATTTACACAAACAGAACAAAGAAGTGTTGAGAATGGTACATTATTTTATGACCAATCTGTTACGCTTACTTTAAAGAAGATGACTGCTGCTAAACGTAACGCATTGCATATCTTAGCTAAGAATCGTTTAATGGTTATTGTAAAAGATAACAACGGAACGTATCAATTAGCAGGACAGGTAAACGGAGCAGATTTAACAGGTAACGAAGGAACAACAGGAAAAGCATTTGGGGATATGTCAGGATATACATTGACAATCACAGGCAAAGAAAAAGACCCTGCAAACTTCGTAACAGCATCATTGCTTACTACATTAACAGTACCAGCTTAAGTTTTTAGTTTTAGTTTCCATAGGGAAGTAGGAGGGTTCATAGCCTCCTATTTTTTTTTGCACAAAACGGGAATTTATTACATATATAAGTAGATGCTTGTAATTAACAAAAACACAAACAATACTTTAATAGTTACGTTGCAGGAAAAGGTAACGCTAACAACCCCTTATTATTTGTTTGTTTTTACGAATGATACAACTAATGAGGAGGTAGTATTTTTACAAAGCAATACGAGTACACATACTGATAGGTACGACCAATTTTTGATAACAGAGAGAAGCACAAGTTTAAATGCTTCAAGTGGTATTATAGAGTTTTTGCCCGTTGGCAGTTGGACTTATAGAATATATGAACAGGCATCATCTAGTAATTTAAACCCTGTAAATACGGGAGGATTGTTAGAAACAGGTCAAGCAAAGGTAATCGGAACGAACGAAACATATAGCACTTATTCAGGTCAAGATATAACATACAAAGTCCATGAGCGAAACCAGTAACGCAATATACATAAAGTTCGAGAATCATAAAGTACCTGAATTTAAAGAGGTAAAGAATAAAGATTGGATTTATTTTGGGGACGATAATATGTACCCTGATTATTTGATTGAGCTTTATTTACGATGTGCTAAACATAACGCTATTGTAAATGGCAAGACAAATTACATCTATGGTGGTGGTTTGGTTATTGATGACAGCACAGCAAACGTAACTCAAAGGGCTATTGCTGATAAATTCCTAAAGACATTAAAACCTTTTATTAATGATATGATTAAAGACTTTGAAATCTTTAATAGTATTGCTTTAGAGGTTATTTATAACAAGGCAGGGAATGACGTAGCATCGTTTGCTTATATGCCTATGAGTAAGATTAGAACAAA